CTATTCGTGCCATCGAGTTTACCTACAATTTGATTTAGCAGTAACTTTATATCATTGACATCCTGCTTTAGTGATTCAAGTTCCGCGTCTTTTTCTTTTCTTAATTTTTTTCTTAACTTAGCTTGTTCAATCGCATAAGTATCACTACTTAATATAGCGCCATTTTCATTTCTTACTAAATTAGATTCACCATCAACTTTCACATATTCCATTATACACTCAATGCAATAACTCTCAAATCTCTAATAAATGGTTGTCTTGCTTTGTTTGTAGATCTCATAACTATTTTAATTTGAAACTTAGTAAACTCAGCAAGTTGTCCACCAGGACCACCCGGCATAAATTGATAATCTCTATATATTAAAATGTTATCATCAGCAGGATTATTGCTCGTTTCAGGTGTTAGTGTATAACCATTATCTTCAATATTTTGATCTGATGTAGCAGTTCTAAAATAAACTTGGAAGTCACAGCCTGGTGGTCTATTTGCAGCAAATGCTATTTTTAGTCCCACTGCAGGATTTAGTAGAGTTACAGCTTTTGTTATGTGTTTAGATGCCGATGATCCACCTCTAGCTGATGTTTCATCTACATAAGTAAGTGGTGCATTAAATCCTGTTGAAGCTATTGAGTCTTGTTTATCAATTAACGCATCTACCAGAGTTATAGAAGAACGTTGCATATCTATCATCGGCGTAACAAAATCACTTTGAGATCTAAATGAGTAATTGACTTCCAGTGATTTAATGTTAGAACCTAATTCAGCAGTTTCAATTGCAGTGTTTGCAACAACCTGTGGTGTTAATGTGTATATAGTATCGTTAGGTCTAGAGTGTAAAAAATTATTAGATTTTGCGTATGGAGTTTCAGTTCCGGCAAATGATTTGCCGGTAGTCATCTTCATAGCAGAAGCAGTAGATGTTAGTGGTGGTATTAGTTGTTGTGTATTTTTAAAATATATTGAGTAAGGTATATTCTTAGTTACTTTTACGTCTACTCCTCCACCTACACCATCACTATCCGCGCTAGCGCCCGCAGTAAACTTATATCCTGTCCAATCAACAGCTGTTACAGTTCTAGGTCCAAGTAGGTTAGGTCCAGTGATTCCACCTATATTACTTGCAGAATCTACGCCTTCAATACGCACGGGATCATTGACAACAAATCCATGTCCTGGATCAAATACTGTAACTGAATTGCTTCCTTTAGTAACTGTAATAGGATCTAAATCTAGAAGTTTTAGTGGTAACTCAGCGTTATGCATAATAACTGATCCATCTGATGAATTTTTAAACTGAGCTCTAAATATTTCAAAAGTTAAATCTTGCTCTTGAGATGCTGTAAATGTGCCACCATTTTGTGAATAGAATAACGATCCTAATGCTGGATTTTTAGCGACACGGCCTGCAGTAGTTCCTATTTCGAATTCATCAATTTGTGCAATAAATATTTGATAGTCAGGTGAGTTAGTTATAACTACCATTGCATAATCACGATTACCTTTTAAATAAAGTGGTTCTTCAAAAACAAAGCTCGTGGCGAGTGTAGCTGCATCTGAAACATTTACAGAGCTACCGTTAACATATACAGTTGAACCAGGCAGAATAACATCAGTCGAAGGAAAGCCATCAACCATAGGCCGGATTTGTAAGCATATCGGGTCCGTAGTCGCTTTACTCTTAAAGAATAAATTAACTTTGGTGATATAGCAGCCAGTGTCTTGCTCAACGTAGAAAGACTGTGCTATAGGATGTCTATCAATTTGATAACCTAATGAAGTTGCCATTTTTATTCCTTATTCATTATGGATGATGTCCACCGCGATCACCGCTGCCATCGTAACCGTGACTATGTTCATTGTCAGTAGCACCATTGCCATTCGAATGTGAAGAGCCAGTATTTCCAGGCGAATGTCCGTCACCGCCACCGCCGCCGCCGCCACCATCGCCACCATGATTCTGTGGTTGAGGTTTATGTTGAACACTCTGAACATGTTGAATACCAATGACTCGAGTTGATTTCCACTCCTGATCTACTGTATCTAAATATCCTGTAGCAGCATATAATGTTCTAGCAACTGTAGTTGATTTTAGTTCTTGATCAGTAGATATATCTAAAATTTTAAATTCGAGTGTTCCTGTTCTAAATCTTTGTTGATTAGTATTGGGTAAGAAAAACGAACCTTCAACATGTCCATTCGCATCACTAGTTATAGCAGAAGAACCTTCTGGGTGTGAAACAATATTATTGTGAATGTTTCCGAAATCTACTGGATCTTCAGTGATACGCTTAAATGTTTCTTCTCTAACAAAGTGTTCTACATTTACTCCGTCTAAGTAACAATAAACAGTAGAGTTAGGTCGTAATCCGTTTGCTCTAAAATATATTTTTCTAGATCTACAGAATGGTAGTAGTGCTACGTGAACTACAGTCTGATTAATTAAATCCTCTACTATTTCATCTGATACAACTTTATTAACATTCGTAATAATTCTTGTAGCCTGATCAGAAACTTGTGCATTTGTTGTTTTACCAACTGATAGATCTTCTAACTTAGTTCCACCCCAGTTCCACTGCCAGTTATTCCATAAGTACGCTTGTGTTGTATCTAGTTTGATACCACCGTCAACAACTTTCTTTGTTCTAACTTTTGTTTCTCTCCACTCATCAGAAGCAGGCGATATATCAATATCACCATGATATATTACAACTTCGAATGGATTAATCTTTTGGAATCTAGATGCTTGAGTTTGTTGTTTATAAGAAATTTCATCATAATCTAAATAAATATTATCACCTCGTCTAACTACATTAGTAGAATTAGCTGAGTCGAATAACAACCTTATATTATCCTCATTGAAAGCTGTTGTTAAAAAGTTATGTTGTGGATCTATAGATGCACGATAATCTGCTTGCTTAGTATCTGAAAACTCTTGTGTAGAGAAATTATCTACAAAGAATCCTGATTTAGTTCTATTTAATCCTGCTGAGTCTAAAACTTCGAAGTTTTTAGTGTCAACTTCTAGTAGACTTAATGCTGTCACTTCTTCGAGTCTATCAATTCTTTTTTCTACATTTGCAATATCTCGCATAGTGTAACGTCTATGATTCAATCTTCGCATAGACAAATCAGAATCATTGAGTGTATTTGGATTTAATATAACTCTATATAGAGGCAATCCTCCTATTTCTTCCTCGGGATATTGTGGTAAGAAACTTGGCGTGCCTCTTCTAAATGATGTTCTACCATCACGGTTAATCGATAGGACTGCAGCCTGAGGTAAGAAGTAATTAATATCAGCCTGCACAGTATCATTTACTTGCAGGTGCTCATGTATACGTGCGCCTTTTACAGTGTTTGTAAACTCTCCTGCAGAATCCATTACAGATCTAAAATCTATGTGGTCCCTAAGTTCACGAACGATTCCCATTCCATCACGATATGATGGAATTTCATCATAGTCGACTTGGCCGGTATAAGAGTTAACTGCAAAGAAGTCACCGTCACCTGCGCCATGTTGAAAATATTTGTATCTTACATGCACTGGATCGCTAGGAGCAGAAAAACCTTGTTTACGTATTAGTCTACCAAGACCGTAAAAGTTATCTCTTTGGCCATTATCTAATTCGTACCTATTTAAAAGATCAATACCGTCTGAATCACCTTCTCTTACTCGTATTAATCTAAATATATCAGCTTTAGCTAAGCTAATAACGCCATTGACATCTTGCAGTATTTGTGTTTCTTCTACTAATGTTTTACTTCTTACAATACCAGTAGCTTTATTTACGAAAGCGAGGACTTCCATGCCAGTTACACTAGCGGGGGCTCCAGTAATTGCGGCAGCATTTGTACCGGTACCAGCTATACTAATAGGATGTTGCCACACTGCGCTATCATCTTTAGCAAAAATCCAGTCATTGATATTTGCAAAAGTTTCACCTGCAGCAGTAAGTGAAATAGCTCCGGCACCAGCACCATCAGTATTAAATGTAAACCTTCTTTGCGTTTGCAACGATATATCATCAAGGGCTTGTGGCCGACCAGTAGGTAATCTAAATAATGATGTATTTTTAGTAGGCTCTAACAATACTGCTTTATTGTTTGGTCTAAATAAATTAAAGTAAGATGAAGTAGAGTTACCTATACTGACAGTATTTCTGAAGCTTTGTCCAGAATTCATCTGTATATCCATGAGGTAATATCTTAAACTATTACTTGCTTCTCTATGCACTGCTTTTACACGACATGTTCCTATAGAATCTCCACCAAAGTCTGCACCATTCATGAGTGCAAGCTTTTGGAATCTATCAATATCAGGTAAACCTTTAGTATTTCCTGATAAACCTGCTGCAGCACCATTTGAATCAACGTTTACAGTTACATAGTTTCCGTAAGCTGCAGGTGTTACTTCATTTTCTATTTCTTGTGTAGTTGAAGGTTTAGTAATTCTAGATGTGATCGGGGCAAGAACACGAGCTCTATAACCATCTACTACTGCGATGCCATCGCTTAAAGTCATTAGTAGATTATCTTTATCTGAATCTAATTCAAATCTTAATCTAAACGGTTTTACTAAATAGTCACCTGAATTTTCTTTTATTCTTGTTGCAACAAAATCTCTAACTATATTATAAGAGTTTACTTGATTTTTATGTGATACTACGATTCCTTCATTGATATTAACTAAAGGTACAAAGTTATCAGATGCTTCTAAATCTGATTCATTTATAAGAGTTAATGTAATACGAAACCTGTCAGCTCCTGGTGCTGATGTGTTAGGAACTGACCCTTGATTGTCATATAAGTCAGCGTCATCATCTACACTTACAACATCTTCTACAATTTTAAAACCTACAGTTTCAGTTGGCGCATCGCTATATTTAGATACTATGACAGCCTGTGGTAATGTAAATACAAAAAATCCTTTAATAAAATAAAGTCCGCTATCTACAGTAAACCTAGTTCCTCTACCAACTGCAGGGTTTGCATCAGTGTTTGTAGTTTGCACAGTTAGCGTAGTTGAGCCGTTTGTGATATTTTCACCCGGCGTATATCTTACAGGATTTAATCCTGAAACAGCAGCCGGTGAGTTTGTGTAAGCTATATAAAGTGTAGCTGGGTCTGAACCTGTTGCCTCTACAACTTCAATCACACGTGCAGTAACTCCACTCGTTGCACCTGTAAATGTAGTGCCAAGCAATGTAGATGTAGTTGTAGGTAACGCCAGTGAAGTAGTATCAAGTTTTACAAATTCGTATGCTGTATTGATTTGAGTTGTTCCAGGCTTTACAACTCCGCCCTCTTGAAATATATTACCACCGAATCTTTTAATCTGTTCCTGTAATATAGATTGAATTTGTGTAAGTTCGCGAGCTTGCAGTACTCTACCGCTATTGAATAAGATTCGGTAGTAGCCATCACTATCCCTAAAGTCATCTTTATACTTTGTGGGTATGAGGGTTGAACTAAGAGTAGTAGCCATTCTTTATATCCTTAGAATTGTACGACAACTTTAATGTCTTCATTTTGTGCCAGCGCTCGACTTACAGGTTTTCTATTATCTATATAGAGTATCGCACCAGTTTCAGGATCTACTTCCGGCGATCTTAAGGCTGAATCGATAACACCATCACCTGAACCATTTGTTTCAGTTATAAGCTCACCGTCTTGGAATGTTAAGAATCCAGTATCATCATTCTGATGATAAAATATTTGATTGGAATCAATCTCATCTACAATAGCTTTTGCTGATGTAGTAGAACCTTCAATTGTTTTATCAGCGGTAAATCCTGTAACTATGCTTGAAAGTGTCATGCTCTTTAGTGCGTTACCGGTAGTTGCTAAGAAAGCCGCGCCGGCAGAAGTGCGAGGATCCCTTACTAGTCCTACTTGTCTAAAGTCTTGATCAACTATCAAGTCTGAATCGGTGCCCAGTAAATCAGAATGAAACATTACAGATGTAGATCTTAAATCTTCTCGAGGATCTTTACCAAGACCTGAGTCTGGCCCAAGAACTGCACGTGCAGTTGCATTCTGTGATGCACCACCTCCAGTAATTGAAACGATAGCTCTCGTATATCCGGTTCCGAATCCTTTTACGTCACCATTGCTTGAATCCTCAGCTCTTATTCTTACAAGTCTTCCAGTTGCCGAATCAATCGTAGGTAAAAAACTAGCGTTTGATCCAGTACCAGTGATAGTAATTGTAGGAAGTGATGTATAACCAGCACCTCCATCAGTTATTACTAGATTTAAAATTTCACCGGCTTTTGCATTGTTCTGTACTTCTTCTTGCTTTAGTTGTATACCTGTTGAATTAGAATCAGTAGCACCTTGAACTTGCACAGGCATAAAATTAGATGACATAAAACTGTTTGCACTTGCAGCACTTATTGTAAATAAAAATTTCCAAACGTAACCGTCAGCTAATCGCCTAGCATCATTATTAGAATGCGTTGGTTCATTAGTAGATGGTACTGCAGTACCTGCAGCGTTTCTTCCAGTTTCTACACAAACATAAACTTGATTAGCTTCATTCTTTACATAGTAAGGCTGTGTTGGATAGCCAGCTTGTTGATCATCAAACTGTGAATATATAACGCCTGACGCCCAGTTATTTCTTGGTACCACTAGTGATGTCGCTTCAACTTTCTTCACACCTTGCATTGCATTGCGAAATGCTTGAATTTGTTGTGGTGAGTTTGTAGGTGTTGGTACTGTTTCGGATGAATCCCATTGCTCCGATCGACCTATGCCAATGTAATACTTCCTCGTATCAGCTGTAAACTGATCAAAGAAGTCCTGTGCTATTTGTCTTCGTAAGGCGTCTGTTACTATTGCTGGCATATCTTATCCTATTAAGTACTTACTGCTGCACCAAGCGTGATTCTGAGGAAATTACCTGAAGCACTATCAAACACAGCTAAACACGGATTTCCTGATGCTCCATTTCTAACAAATATCAGTGTACCATGATCTGGGTTGTTTGGTTTACTGGCCACAGTGTAAGGATTTAAATTTACTTGTGTGGCTCTAGTTAAAATATAATCTGAATCTACAAGTGTTTCAACTGCTCCGGAATCTACGTAATTAAAATTGCTTAACTGTTTTAATCTAACATAATCTGAATCTACTATCGTGGTTACTTCTGCAGAGTCAAGACCACGATTCGAATCAATCATCTTCTGTACTTCAGATGAATCCAAGCCGCCATTCGAATCAATCATCCTTTGAACTTCAGCTGAGTCTAAAGTTGATGTCACTGGTGCTCGTGATGTTACATAAGCCGAATCAATTAATGCAGTTGCTAGACCAGAGTCAATTGAATTTGCTCTTACAATTAAAAGAGTCTGTGATGAGTCTTGTGCAATACCACTTCTTAATGCTATATAACTCGAGTCTACGATACCATTGATTGAATTTGCGATGCTGCCACCGATCGTAGTATCAAGCAAAACTGTCCCTGTAGAATCAGGTAATGTAATTGTATTATCTTTAGTAGGATCTGTTATTGTAAAAGTAGTCTCGAACGAGTCAGCAGTTGCACCTTCAAATACAATTGCATTACTATCAAATCCTACACCAAGATTACTAGATGCTCCTCCTGTTGCTACTTGTAAAGCTGCAACGTCAGTATATAATTCAGTAAAGTTATCATTTATTTTGCTACCAGCAGTACGCAGGTCATCACCGGTTCCGTCATTACCGCTACTGCCGACACCAATTACTTGTTTAGCCATCTTAAATCCTACACATTAATTGTTATTATTTATACCGAACTTACCATTGAATTTGAATATCTTTTGAATTCTCTCTGATCGAATGTATCGAACGTATTATCAAATGTTATTCCATTACCAAGTGCTGTGCCATTTGCATCAAATGAAATGCCATATCCAGCAAGTTCATCTAAATTATTATAGATCTTGCCTAACAGTAGCATGCTAGTACCTCTCCCACCAAAGAAGTTTGTAGTACGGAATGGATGATACCTCTGTTCTGCTGAATCTGCATCTTGATCATCAGGCAATAATAGTGATACTTCTCTATCACCAGTCATATTAAATGATGCTGCTTCAATAACTTTGATTCTTGGATCAGGATCAGTGATTGATTCAGCTGTTAAAATTGTGAGTTGGCCTTCAGTTATAACTTCAACTTCTGCACCTAAGAAGAAACCTGCAGGATGTACAAAATTTCTATAAAGTGTTTCCCAGTCATTCAAAGAAAGTGGCGATTTAATAAGCACAGAAAAGATTTGAAATATTCTACCATCTTGTAAAACAAATGCGTCTTCAGGACCAATCTTACCCTGTGTTAAGTCGCCAACTCTTAATAAACTATTTTTAGGGTAAATGACTTCAATATTGTTTTCATCGAAGAAAGCTCTGAAGAAACCTTCTGCTGAATATAGAGAACCTTTGACTCGAAAAAAGTTGCCAAAGTTTCTTAGTGCTTCTCTTGGAAATGTAAACTGTGTATGTGATACACCAAGCGCAATCTCATCA